TTGCCGTATAGAAACCAAATTGCAGAAGACAATGATTTACATTTGCACACGATTATACATCCTAAACTAACTGAAAAAGAAAACGGAAAAAGAAACGCTCCTGTTCCTTACGATTTAAAAGGTGGCAGCGAATGGTTTAATAGTGGTAAATGTATGATAACAGTACACAGGCAAGACCCTACATTTAATTTAGCTGAATTACACTTTAATAAAATTAAACCACGTTCAAACGGAAATATTGGAATGATTGAAATTTGGTTTGATAAAGAAAAATTGTGTTACTTTGAACAATCAAATCCTGCGCCAAATGTATATGAAAAAACTTTTGCTTGTAAACAAATAATATAAAAACTAAAAAAATGGAACTTGACTTATTGAGCAGTAGAATTAATCTTAACCACACTTGTTTAAAATTAGAAATTAGTTTGTATGAGATAAAAACGAAACATCCTAAAAGAACTGATTTAATAACATCAATGCAATCTTCTTTAAAAGACATAAGACGAGCAATGGTTGTTTATGAAGTCTTGGAAAAGGAGTTTAGAGTTGCAAGGCAAACAAACTTTAATTTAGAGCGGTTAAATTTGGAACAAAAACAAGAAATACAAAACCTAAAAAGACAAATTGAACTTAACAATATTGACTTATGAAAGTATTAAATTTATATGCTTGTTTAGGCGGTAACCGTTACAAATGGGATGAAGTGGCAAATATTGAAGTAACCGCAGTAGAACTTGACCCTGAAGCTGCACGACTTTATAAAGAAAGATTTCCAAACGACACGGTAATTGTAGCAGACGCACACCAATATTTATTAGACCATTTTAAAGAATTCGATTTTATTTGGAGTTCTCCACCTTGTCCAAGTCACTCAAGAGCAAGGTATTGGAATAGTTCAAATTACGATACTACAACCGAAGCAATTTACCCAGATTTAAAATTATATGAAGAAATTTTGTTTTTGCAGCATTATTACAAAACAGGAAAATGGGTTGTTGAAAATGTAATACCTTATTACGAACCATTGGTTCCTGCAATAAAAAAAGGACGTCATTTATATTGGACAAACTTTAAATTACCAAACGATTTAAAAGATAGAAGATTTGCTATTTCATCTGCTAAACAAGAATTAAAAGGATTATGTGAATTTCACAAATACGATTTTACTAAATATAAAGGCGAACAATCAATGTTAAAAATGGCTCGTAATTTAGTTGACTATGAAGCAGGTAAAACAATTCTTGAAACTGCATTAGGAATAATTAAAAAATCAAATACTAACCAAACATCAATTTTTGATTATGAAAACGACTAAAAAATGTTTTAACTGCAAAGAAGAATTTACACCGTTCAGCACCTTACAAAAGTTTTGTTTAAAAAACGAATGTATAAAAGCAATGGTTGAAACACAAAAGTTAAAGGAGTGGAACAAGAAAAAAAAGAAGTTAGTTGAAAATTTAAAAACTTCAAGTGATTATTTAAAAATTGCTCAACAGGTTTTTAATAAGTTTATCCGAAAACGTGACGCTGGATTAAATTGCATATCGTGTAACAAACCTTGTAAAAAAGAAAATGCCGGACATTACTATTCGCAAGGTGGACACTCAAACGTAAGGTTTAACGAAGACAACGTACACTTGCAATGCGAAGCCTGTAACACTTATTTAAGTGGTAACCTGTTGAACTATCAAATAGGTATAGAAAAACGAATAGGAGCGCAAAGATTAATGGAGCTTCAAGCAAAAGCACACGATGTTAAAAAATGGACAAAAGACGAACTAAAAGAATTAATAGAAACATATAAACAAAAACTAAAATGAATTACAACAACGACTTTAAACACGATTTAGAAGTAGGGCAAGTTTATGAAAAAGAACTTGGAAACTTACTGCAAAAAAAAGTAGAAGTTAAACGAGACTTTCGATGTTTAGAAACTAAAAACGTTTTTGTAGAATATGAAAGTAGGGGCAAACCTTCAGGAATAGCAACAAGCGAAGCCGACTATTATTGTTTTTGGTTCAGCGATGTTCACTGCGTAATTATAAAAACGGACAAATTAAAAGAACACTGCCGTAAATGGATAGGAACAAACCGAGATGTTTTAGGCGGTGACAATAACACAAGCAAAGGTGTTTTACTACCGATAACAATTTTTTTTGAAGATATTTATTAAAAATAGTTGTTTATTAAATAAGTATTTGTATATTTGTATATATTATTAACTTAAATTATTTAACTATGAAACATTTATTTAAAAGTTTAGCAGCGTTCCAACAAGAAGTTCCTGTTATTCACAAAGCAACACAAGGTTACGGTTACACCTATGCAGACTTGCCGAAAATCTTTGAAGTAATTAACCCGTTACTAAAAAAACACGGTTTAGGATTTACACAACTAATTAACGGAACACAAATTGCAACTTGTTTATTTCACGTTGAAAGCGCAGAAAGTATCGAAAGTAAAATAGATATTCCGCAAGGAGTAATTTTAAAAGGAATGAACGAGTTCCAAGTTTTAGGAAGTGCAATTACTTATTTGCGTAGATACGCATTAAGTTCAATGCTTGGTTTAGTTACGGACAAAGACACAGACGCTTCTGGAGAACAAGTAAAACACGAACCTAAAAAGTCTACCATAGACAACGCAAGGTTTCAAAAAGCTATTGACGCAATAAGCAAAGGAGAATATACAGTTGAAGAACTAACAACAAAGTTTAGTTTAACACCTGCACAATTAAAAACGTTAGAAGTATGAAAATACGTTGTTCAGCATTGGGGCGGTTAATGACCGCTCCACGCACCAAGACCGAGACATTAAGCAAGACCGCAAAGAGTTATATACAAGAACTTGTTTTAGAACACAAATACGGCATTAAAAAAGAGTTTAGTTCACGTTACACGGACAAAGGTTTACAATGCGAAGACGAAGCAATTAGTTTGGTAAACGATGTTTTAGGATTAGGGTTTATTTTTAAGAACGAAGAACACTTTAACAACGAATGGATTACAGGAACACCCGACGTAAACACGAATGAAATTTTATTAGACATAAAATGTAGTTACGAAGCGCATACTTTTCCGTTCTTTGAAGATGAAATACCTACAAAAGATTATTACTATCAATTACAGGGTTATATGTGGCTAACAGGAAAAGCCGAAGCGTTGTTATGTTATTGTTTAGTAAACACTCCTTTAGAAATAGTTGAAGACGAAATACGCAGGGAACATTGGAAGCAATTTAAAATTGACGAAGACGCAGAAATTAGAGAATACGTAGAAAAGAAACATAACTTTGACCACCTTCCAGAACAAACAAAAGTAAAAGTTTTTAAAATAGAACGTGATGAAACTGTAATTTGGGAAATACAAAACAAAGTAGAAGAAGCAAGAATTTATTTTAACAGTTTAATTGAAACAATATGATGCGTATTTATACGATAATATACGATAAGATATGAAAGCAATACTTGAATTTAACTTACCTGAAGACAAAGAAGATTTTGACTTTGCAACCAAAGGAATTAATTACTACGCAGCATTGTGTGAGTTTGACAATTGGTTAAGAAGCGAATACAAGTACAACGGTAACGAAGCAATGTTTGAAGTAAGGGAAAAACTAAACTATTTTATTAACGAAAACAATGTAACAATATGAAAGAAAAAACAATAGCAATTATTATTTGGATAGCAATTTATGGTTTTGCTGCCGTTGGTATTTACAATTTATTTAATTGGTTGATATGACACCAAAAGAAAAAGCCGAAGACATTTTAGATAAATGTTACGGAGTAGAAGTAGAATCAGTTTACTTTGGAGTTAACCATTATTTAGCCAAAAAATTTGCATTAATAGTAGTTGATGAAGTACAACAATTAATTAAAGATTTAAGTTCTTGTAAAAATAGGTTTATTTATATTATAGATGAAATGAATTATTGGCAAGAAGTCAAACAAGAAATTGAAAACATAGATGCAGAATACAAAAAAGCTGACAAAGAAGCTTTTAACTTAATCAACAAAAAAACGAAACTATGAACATACAAATACAAGACAAAAACGTTTTAAGCGTAATGGCTAAATTTAAAGAACGTTCAGAAGCTGGAATAAAGAAATACAAGACAACGTTAGAACGAACGGATTTAACAACGTTAGAATGGCTAACACACGCACAAGAAGAAGCAATGGACTTTGTTCTATACTTGGAGCGACTTAAACACGAATACAAACTAAATAAATAAATAAAAATGGAAACAAGAAACAACACAGGTGCAATTTTTAAGAACGACAACAAAAAAGCGGAAAACCATCCGGACTACAAAGGAAAAGTAAATGTAAACGGCAAGGATATGGAAGTAGCTTTGTGGTTGAAGACTTCAGCAAAAGGAGTTAAATTTATGTCGGCTTCATTTAGTGAACCATTTGTAAAGAATGAGCCACAAATAAATAAAAATGAGCCACAAAATACAAAAATTAATAGTACATTAAAGCAAACAATTATACACGAAAGCAATTTCGATAATGATGACTTACCGTTTTAATTATGCACATACAAGACGAACAGTTACGCAAGGAATTAAAAAAGATTTTAGCTTTTAAAAAACGAAACAGCATAGTAAAAGAAATACAGGACAAAGGAAACAAATTTCATTTTTTCCAACTTACAAACTTCTTGGAAGGCAAAGACGTTTCACTTTCAACGCTTAAAAAAATAGATTACTTCGTAAATAGATAAAATTTTTAGATTAAAAACGTAGGCGCAGACTTAATTGTTTGCGCTTTTTTTGTTCTACACAACTAATTGTTAATAAATTCGTTTGTTTATTGTTGAAAAATTAATCATACATTTGCTTAATATCTAAACAATATAAATTGGAATGGTTAACTAAAGTTGCAAAACATCATAACGAATGGGTCAAAATGGTTAATCAATTTGGCGAATACTTCTTTGCCGAAGACATAGTACAGGAGACTTACATTATGTTAATGAAGTGGAGCAGCGAAGAAAAACTATTTAAAGACGGAAACATAAGCAAGGGTTATATGTGGTTAGCTTTAAAAAACACTTTCCTTCAGCACGTGAACAAAAACAACAAAATCAAATTTATACCTTTAGAAGACGTTTACAATTTAGCAGAAGAAAACAACACCGAAGAAAACGAAGCTTACAACGACCTGTTAAATAACGTGGATTTAGAATGTGATAGTTGGCATTGGTACGACAAACAATTATTTGAACTGTACAAAAACACGAATAAAAGTTTAAGACAAATAAGTAGTGAAACAAACATAAGTGTAACAAGTATATTTAACACTGTTAAAACTTGCAAAAAACGAATTAAAAATAACGTAGGTGAAGACTACCAA